AAAACCTTACCAGATTGACCAGACATATTAGGCACAATCGCAGATGTAGAAGTGCTAGGGAAGGAATTGGACAATACGGTTTTGATCATTCTCAAGTGGTCGTCGCCCTGTGATACTGGGTCTGAAGTTGTAGGATTTGTATCTACGAGTTGTGTTACCCAATTGGCCGATTCTAGTGCCATGATACTCTCCTATGCTAACTCAAATATGCCAGTGGCACTTGGCGTAACAGTAAGCGTATTATCCTCTGCCAGAGTAAACTGGGTTGTAGTCAACTTTGACATACACACCAACGCTCCACCTGATTTATAAATAACCGCGTATTTAACATTTGGGATCGTTCCACCCGTAGCCGTCCATACGACCGCTGTAGAATCAAAACGATACTTATCAGTAGCCACGGAAGCCCAAGTTCTGCTAGTAACAGATGCGCCTCCTGTAGCATACCCATTACCATTAGCCACTTCGCTTCCTATAGATGCGTATGTAGATAAAGTCTGATCGTTTGCGTTGGTGCTTGCCGCGCTTGTATGCAAAGACATCTGAAATCCATCTGTCGTTCCAGCCAAATCCCACGCAGTAGCACCACCCATGTTCTCTCTAAATGAATTAAAGAATGCCCATGCAGTAGCAGCCATTTTAGTTTACCTCCTCTTTTCTTTTCAATGAATCTGGATTTTTAATAATATGGGAAATAAGGCCATCCCCGTGAACAGCCAAATCATAATGTTCCCCCGTTCCATTAATCATTTGAACAAATTCTCTTGCTTGATGATAATGTGCGGGAGTACATTTAAACTCCTTTCCAGATACAATGATATTCAAAATTTGTTCTTTATCATTTTCTGGTTGTTTATAAGCATGGTGCTCACCAATAATACAACTGTCGAAACCATACATTTCTATTTTATGAAAGCCAAGCATTCTAAGAACATGGACGGCTCTTAAAGCCACTGTAGCGCCACCCATTATTGGAAAATAATCTACATATCTTTTCCCGTACTGCTCATCAAGAATTTCCTTGCAATCATCCTGACCTTCGCAGTGCCATATCCATACATTATAACCCTCCAACTTATCAAAGACAGAAGGATGACACTGAGAAGAAATCAAATACTTTACATCCTTGGATAACGGCTCAACAAAACGATTATTAAATTCTCTGCTATCCAACATTATCATAGCAGATACATCCAATCCGCGATCCACACAATACTTATAAGAACCATTCACAGTAACCAGAGGCATTCCATCCTTTCTCTTTTCCGAAAGGTCATCAAAAGTATCATTTAACGTAGCACCACCAAGAGCCAGCGCAATTACTTTATCCCATTGCGTCTCGTAAGGCTGAACTTGTGGAACCCCTCTTTGTATATTTTCTTTTACATATTCCCTGATTACTTCTGGATCAGCATTAACAGAAGCCAAAATTTCTGGAACAGGGAAAAACTTTTTCCCCACTTCTACCGAAGGAGGATAAGATGTAACTCCTAATTTTAACATTACGATCCTTTAAATGCCATTCTTACCTCTAGACCATTGGCCGCAGTTCCTGTAGAAATTGCATCAATGTCAAGCCTAATAACATCCGCTGTAGAAACCTGATTATTGGAAGTATCTACTACGGGAGCCGTAGCGGCAGTAGAAGAATCTGTTTCTCCAGCATCAACTGTAATAGGAGTTGTTAGCATATCTACCCCATCAGTTAAATTATGTATCATTACGTCAGTAGTTCCCGTAACACCTGCGGTATAAACGTGAGCGCCAATCTCGCCAGATACAGCACTAAGATAAAGTCCATTTAATGTAATAGGAATTGTAAATGCTGTAATGCCATTTCCAATATAAGTGGGAAGGTCATCCGGCACTACTTTAATTATTATAGTTCTATTCCAGAACGAACTATTTATTGGAGTAATCTTTTTTACTGCGGCTGCTGCCGCATCATAGAAGGGAATAAAGTCAGCAGTATCGCTCATAGTAGTATCGAGCGGAAGATTATTTATCGTATCATCCTTTCCTGAATTCAGGTTATTGAAATTAGCATCCACTTGATTATGAGTCAATGGAGAGCCTTTCCCGGCTCTTGTAACAATAGTAACTGCCATAGTTTAACTCCTAAGAATTCTCAACGCCTTGGACATCGTATTGAGCATAACCCACTACCCAATAGTATGGCTCCACATAAGGAGTGGTTCCATAAGGAAATGCTCTTGGTTGTTTTTCGTAGAACTTCTGACCATTTGTCATGCGATAGGCAACTCTACGAGGGGGGTATTTTCTTGCGCCCCCTATACGAAATCTTCTTGCCATTAATATCTCGCCTCTGCTTCTGGTTCTAGTGAATGTCGCCTTCTAGAAATGGGCGGCATCGCATCCATATCATATATTCGAGAAAGGGCATCTAGGAAATCTGGATGAATCGTAGGAAATAAAAGATACTCGTTCTTCTTCACCCAATCAACCAGATCATATAATTTTCCTTCCTCATCTTTTCGCATGATCTTCTTAGAAATCAAAAATTCTTGTTTCTTTATTTTATAATCTTTCTGATGAGAAGTTAATCTCTTCTCGTCAGTAGGATAAGGAAAAAAGAATGAACCATCTTTTAGATCTGGTTCGAGTCTTTGTATCCTGTCCTTCTTAGACTGTGGGCCTCCTCCTCCAGTCCAGTTTAATTCATAAATTGGAAATGAACTTCCATCAACACGCATCATTTCCTTAAAGTGTTCTATATCAGATTGTGCGCCATACCTCTCATAACCAATCTTTACTTCCCTGATTCCGGGCGCCCTTTTCCATTTTGTTCTAAGAGTCTTTATAGACTCCCACCTCTCAGAAAGAGAAAGCCTATGACATACTCCATCTAATAGAAACTTATTATAATTTGCGTCTACACCAACAACAGATATAGCAGTTCTGTTAGATCCCTTCTTTCTCGAATGCGCGGGATCGCACATAATATATACATTCAAAGTATATGGGCGAATCTCCCATTCATTCCACCACTCTTCCTTGAATGCAATATCAGAACCCGCTATAGGATTAAGTAATTGCTGACATGCAACAGTATAGGTAGAAGTCGTCTTCTTGATCTCCTCCCACCTGTCCACCTCAAGAAAGACAGGCTCTCCATCCATCTTTCCATCTACTGTGGCTGGATGTATTCTAGGCTTTACAGCAGCCCTCTGGAGGATCGTGCCATAAGTATCGCCGTAGGAGTATCTCGTACCAGCATACTGAAATCTAGGTCGGTAGGTAGACCCAAGATTAAGAGATAATTCCCACTGAGTAGTAGTTTTATGAATCTGTTCTGGCGTATTTACTGCCTCCTGAACCACTACATCGTCATAAATAATCAAATCAAAGTGACGCCCAGTAGGCTGACCATCAACTAAACCATGCGCCTCAACAGTCTGCTCTTTGGGATTTGCCTCTCTTCTAACACATATTCCTTCATTTTCGGCCCACTTAGGAGCCTGAAGGCGGGGTTTAGCCCATAAAATATCAGGATAAAGTTGTTTAAGTTTCTCATTGCCATCAAATTCCTGCATGATCTGACGCAAAAATGGCTTTGCCTGTCTGGCGGAAAACGATAACAACCCTATCGTGATATCAGGATTTAAAAGAATTTCCTGTACACTGCCCAAAAATGTGATAATTGAACTCTTATAATGGAATCTTGCCCATAAATCTAGTCTTGAATCTCTATCTGATTCGACTTCTCTGCATCTATCATAGATCCACGGATGTAACATATCATGGCGGTTGCACAAAAACACACCAAGGTAATAGCGATCCAACTGCCCAAGAGTCCTAATGAAAGAATCATCAATGTTAGGATCACGATGACAGTCAGCATAAGCCTCAATAGCCCGATCAAAGGGGGCAGTGTGCGCCCATTCAGCAAACTTTTTTGCAGCGTCTGCATTATTATTCTTATATTCAACGCTTTTTGCTATAATAGGCAACACACCGTCACCCTATTTTCCTTTATATCCAGAAGCATGAGCAGCAGCGGCTTGCCTCTCTGCTTGTTTTCTAGTTGGATAACATTTCCCTCTGTCACCCCATTTCCATCCCTTCTTTCCTTTTGGAAGAGAACATCTCTTAATAGGCATGATTATTGAAAAGGTAAGATTTGACCGGACTCCGCCATCTCAATTAATTGTCTCAAAAAATCTGGCTCTTGAACGGCGCGTTGTAATACATCTTCTGATAAATTCATAGCCCAAGGATACAAGCGACGCAACTCAGAAGTGGGGCTTGGGCCTCCTTTAACATCGGACGCCTTGTAACCTTTAGCAGAAAACCCGTGGGTAGTTTCTTCCATAGGAACATTCCACTGAGCGTACTCAGGATCTCCGGGGCCGAGAGTTGGCCCACCAGCGGGAACCTTACCCATAAATGCTGCACCAGCTTCTTCCGAGACAAATGGAGGAACACCTAAATTTACCCACGCTTGAGGATCTTCATATATAGTTCGACCCTGCTGTCTCGCCAAATTATTGTAAGCATCTTTTAATTGGTCTGGAGACATTCCAAAAATTTCACCAGCCTCTTCGGGGGATATCGAAAAACCTCTGATACTTTCTATTATCTGAACTACTTGATCCCCTAAATTTTTTATAATTCCTTGCAAGCCTACAGGCTTCTCTGCAACCACTTGTTCAATAACCTCAACTACCTCTGGATGCCTATCTGCTACATTTTGTGTGTACTGCTCTTGAGCAACTCGTCTTTTATCATATGGAGTTTCAGGAGTCCACGGACCCCATTCTTCTGCTTCTGCAATAATTTCTTGAGGGCCAGTAGATCCAGCCGAAACAGATCCACCCGGCGGCATTGCTTGACCAGTCCTTGCCATTTCTGCCATTATCTGATCAGCAGTAGCACCACCCGCAGCCCTACCCATCATTTCTGGCTCTCCACCACCCAGACCAAGTATCTCTACAGCCTCAGCCGTTGTACCTTCCTCCATGCCAGCACCGCTCTCCATACCGAGTGGAACAGGAGGATTACGATCAGCAACTTGCGGCCCTCTGGGAGTCCACGGGTTCCAAGTTTCTGCTGCTGGAACATCAAGTTCTGCTTCTTGCATTCCGGGCGGATGACGACCCACAAGTTCTGGCCTTTCTTGGTATTGTATTACTTCCTCCGCAACAGGTGGTTGTTCAAAGCGGGATTCTGTTTCCCTGCCTAATCTATCCCTATAAGTGCCTACTTCAACTGCAGCATCCTGAAGAACTGTGGAAACAATATTAGTAAATTGCTGTCTTACGGCTTCTGGACCTTCCAATGCATTAACACCCCTCATAGAAACGGGGGGAGTATAAACTGCGGAGGGTTTCTTAGTAACTGGTCCGGGCATAATTATTTCCTCTGGTGGAGGCGGCGGGAATCAAACCCGCGTCCAGAAAGTGAGTTAACTTTTATTCCTGTCGAAATCATATCGCCCCCTAGTGTACAGTTTTACCCAGATCTTCCACGCCTTTCTTGATAGCCTTTTCAAGAATGGCATCTACATCTACTTTCTTCTTCACTTCAATCGTGTGTTCAACTTCTTTCTTCTCTTCCTTCTTACTATGAGAAGAAGTCCAGCCAAAACGATTTACCATATTGATAAGCCAAAGCCCATGATTGAATCCTCTTGT